AACGAATGATTCTTTAAAGCAAATTCGAGTAGTCAAACCAGATTCAATTAATACTGTGGTCAGTGCATTCATGAAAGCGATTAAATCATAATGACTTCCGTAACTACAGATGCCGCTGAATCAGTATCGATACAGTCCGTCACGATACAGTCCGAAAAAATCGGTGACCGGATTATCAATATCACTGCTAACGTCAGTAACATAGACATCTATGAACACATCGATAAACCTTATCTAACCGCTGCGATTACTTTCGCAGATGATAAGGATGTCATGGCGAGTGCTAACATCGGTGGGGGTGAGAAGGTAGAGGTAGTATTACAGAGCACACGAGATGAAAGTGAACCTGTTTCCAAAACATTCTACCTAGACACCGTCATAGCATCGACCAAGCTAAATGACAATTCTGAGTTCTTTGTGTTGCACCTGATAGAAGACATCGGATTTATATCCAGTCTGATAAACGTCAATAAGTCATACTCCGATAACCCATCCGAAATCCTTAAAGGCATCTCTTCAAGTTTTCTGGGTAAAGAGTTACTTTCTACTGATAACACACAGAAGAAGATGAAGTTGATTGTACCTAACCTAACACCAATCGAAGCCATGTGTTGGATTAAGAACATGTCGTGTACCACAGAAGGGTACCCGTTTTACCTTCTATCTACCCTAGTAAACGATGAACTAATGTTCGTCGACCTAAAGACACTTATATCAGCACCCGTCATTAATGCAGATATGCCATACTCATATGGTGAAGCACTTATGTCCACTGGTAATCCATTGATGCCTTCACACCGGAGAGTTATCAAGGGATACAAATTCTCTGATACAGATAACCTACTATCTCTTATAAAGAAAGGGTTAGTTGGTGCAGAGTACAATTACTTGAACCCTACCAAGAAGGATGACGAAGAACTCAAGAACCATTATGTATTTGATGTACAGAAGGATGTCATCGATATCATGCCAGAATCGAAGTACCATTACAGTGATGAGTACAAGGTAGATAATAAGTCATTCAATGAGTTTCCGTCTAGGACAATAACACAGGTAGGTTCAACGGATGCGTATGATGAAGAATCATCGTACCACCAAAGTGCGAAAGGTCACTATAAGTTAAACACTATTAATCGTGCTATCGACAATCTAATTAAAAACAATCCACTGTCAATCATAGTCAACGGAGTAGATTTTCTGGATGGCACTGCACATATGACTACCGGACGAAAGATTGCGGTCAGGTTCATGCGCAACCAAGCACCCGAAGATACTGATTACTTTTACGACAATAGAAAGTCAGGGGATTTCTTAATATTCGCAGCAAAGCATTCCTTTAATAGGGAAGAGTACACTGCATCTTTATCATGCTTGAAATTATCAGAAGGTGATGTAGAATGATACCTAAAGATTATATTGAATTTTATGGGGACCAATCACGTTGGTTCCTAGGCAGGGTTGTTGATATAGAGAATGACCCTTTGCAGTTGGGTCGAGTCAAGGTCAACGTGTACGGTGTATACGATGAGATCGATGACGCAGACCTACCTTGGGCACAGATAGTTGTACCTATTACTCATGGTGTCCACGAAGGTAAAGGACAGAACCTAGGTATCCTCGTGGGTACACAGGTGTTCGGTATATTCCTTGACGGACAGAACTCTCAGTTGCCTATGGTGATTGGTACTGTACCTAAAGAAGGGGACACGAACTCCAAGGCACTAGAGAACTACCCACACAACAAAGTGTATCAGACAGATAGTGGTCACTATAAAGAGTGGGACGACACTGAAGGCAAGGAACGTATCCGCGAACAACATAGATCGGATACGTATTACGAGATACAGCCAGATGGTTCACGTATAACCGTCATTGAAGTAGACGATACTCTTGTCGTGAAAGGTAATTGTCTTATTACCGTTGTAGGTAATGCTACGATCGCAGGGGAGAATGTTGTGGTTAACGCAGTAGAGAAGGCTACGGTGTCTGCAAAGAATGTCTCAGTAACAGGTACAGATACCGTTACAGTACGCGCAGGGAACAAGGTTAAGTTGGGATGACAACCATTGCTCTTCCATGTCCACCTTCAGGTCTACCAACCAAGGCGGACCTCACCAACATGTTCAATCAGATCACTGCGATACCTAGTGACATACAGGCGCAGATAGAAGAACTGAAAACCCAAGCGCAGACGGACACTAGGGAAACCCTCGAGCGTATCCAGAATCTAGAGAACGAGATGAAGGAGAAGGTGGGAGAAGAACGTGCACGGGTTCAAGCACAGATAGATGCACTAGAGAATGGCGAAGATCCATTTGGTATTATATCAGAGTTAGAAGATACAATCAAGGATATTGAAGAAACTATTGAAACTATCTCCGACTTGTTTACGCCATGGTGGGATAAGGGTAAGGTTCGGCAGTTAGAGAAAGAGGCAGAGGACGCATTCACCGAACTGGTACAAGAGTTTCATATCTACATTCCCGTGAAGATGATGGAGATGATATCGAAGATTGTTCCTGTATCGTTTTCCGTTCCGGTGCTAGGATTAACTATTGATGCATTACGCATCATGGAACCAGAATACCAAGAGGAACTTAAACAACAAATTGCTGGTATCACTGAAGAGTATACCACAAAACTAGAAACATTGCAACAAGATTTTGAATCCGGTAAGTTACAAGAGGACGCATATAACTCTGCAATGGATGAGCTGGAAGACCAAAGGTCACAGATCATTGATGCAGTGTATGCACTTGTACCTGAGCAGTATCGTTACTTTGATGGTGAGTTCGGTGTAGAGTGTGCAGAGTGGAAGGCAAAACTTACATGGTCGTACATAAAGAATGAGATCATGGAGTGGTGTACAATGTCGCTCTTCAAACTATTAGATAAATTGATTGGTATGTTCAAGGAGATATGGGATGCATTAGGGTTACCCGATCTACCTATCCCTCTCTCATTTGATATGGCAGCATGGGTACGTGCAGTTATAGATCAGGTCGTCGCAAAGTATCAAGAAGAGATGGACCGTATCACGGGCGATATAGAAAAACTACAGAACTTTGATGTAGAACAGGAAATCGCTGACTTAGAACAGGACGCCAAGGACAAGGCAACAGAGATAGAAGACAAGATCAATAACTTTGATGCACAGAAAGAACTCGAAGATCAACTAGCAAAGTTGCAGGGTGATATTGTATCACAGATTATGGAATTGTCAATACCTTTACCATCACCTTTTGATATCAGTATACAAGATATCATGGGTGGAGAGATCGAAGGTAAGGTGCAGTGCCTCGAAGATAAGATAAACCAGATATGTACTGCGGCTAGAGACTGGAAGATTATCACTATGAAGGAACTGTTCAACATATGGTTGAAGAAGATTAAGAAGTTCCTTGATGCAATTGGTCTAGGTAAACTTCTAGACTTCCTCACTCTCACTTTCTGTGACGTACTTGAGTTGATAGGACTTCCATTAGAGATCCCACTGCCAGGTTTAGACAAATTATCAGCACTAGGAGTGTTGCCTCCTGTCCTTACGGGAGATATACTCGCGTCACATGATAGACCGCAAGTTACTCTTCCCAGTCTCAGTGATGATGATATACCCGACTTTGATAATATGACAGAAGAGGAATATCAGGAATTTCTTGAAGGTCTTGTATAAGAAGGCTTCAGTTTCTGTATAAATAGTAGAAAAAGTATATAACGATGGATAATCGATATGGGTTCGGCAAAAAGAAATTTTTCTATACAGGATGGTAATTTACAGAAGACTCCGATTACGACTTCGGTTACTCGTACCTATTCAGATATAGACTGTACATTCGAAGCATCCCCTACTGGTGGCATCTATAAAAAGACAGATGCCGCGGCGGTATTGCAGTCTGTAAAGAATCTTCTTATGACTAATCATGGAGAACTTCCATACAGACCATATTATGGTGCTAACCTATACGATCTTCTTTTCAGTCTATCTACAGATTTAGAAGTAGAGGACGTTAGTGCTAATATTAGTTATGCCCTAGAGAAGTTCGAACCCAGAGCAAGGATACAAAACATTAGAAGTTTGGTAAATCCAGACGGCAATTCCTTAGATGTGACTATAGTTTTTGAAGTGGTGAATACCCAAAAAGTTGTTACGTTGAATTTAAACATTGCAAGGACCAGATAAATGGCTATACAAAATTCAGAGTTAGACTTCTTTTCGATAAAGTCTCAACTACAAACGTATCTAGAACAGCAAACAGAATTTCAAGATTACGACTTTACCGCAAGTGGTCTATCTAATATACTAGATGTATTGGCACACAACACACATATCAATGGTCTGGTTGCCAACATGGCGATTAACGAATCCTTTCTTGGGTCCGCACAGTTACGATCATCGGTTGTATCACATGCAGAGTCACTAGGTTACATTCCTAAGTCACGTACTGCATCGTCTGCCATTCTATCACTATCAATTGTAGGTCATACTACAGGTCCTGCTTCATTGTCTCTACCTATCGGTACAGAGTTCACCTCTTCTTTGGGTACGTCGGTATATACGTTCACTACTCAAGAGCAATGCACAGCACAGTTCGATAATGGGAACTACGTATTCAAAGACTTCTCTAATGATTCGCGAATAACTGTACGGGAAGGATCTACTAAAACAAAGACATTCCTTGTCGGTGAAGAAGGTGGTGTATATGTACTGCCAGACGACACGCTAGATGTATCTACTGTTAATGTTAAAGTATACGATAACTATCTGTCTAACAGATTCCAGAGATTCTCTGACATCAACAATGTTACTACAGTAAACTCTGACTCTAAAGTATTCATTCTACGAGAGACTGCTAATGGTCAGTACGAGTTATTCTTTAGCGACGGTAATATCTTAGGTACTGCGCCACGCGCTGGTAACCGAATAGAAGTAACTTATATCACGTCCCGTGGTTCAGAAGCAAACGGTGCAGAGGTGTTCAGTACTTCAACTACCGTTGATGGTCAACCTATTCAGGTATCAGTTATCGCTGCAAGTGGTGGCGGTGCAGAGAAAGAAAACGTAGAATCAATCAAACTAAACGCACCTAGGTCATTTGCCGCACAGAACAGATTAGTTACAGCAGACGATTATACTGCATTGATATCAAAAAACTATGGTAACTTCATACGTGATGTCATTGCATGGGGTGGTAATGATAATATACCACGACAATTCGGAAAGGTATTTGTTAGTCTTAATTTCTTAGATGGAGTAGCGCCTTCGGTCGAAGAAGAAGTTAAACAGAATATCAAAGACCAGCTGACATCCAACCTATCTATTATGTCCATCGATACAGAGTTCGTTGAACCAGAGATGACGTTCTTAGAGTTGACTACAGTATTTAATATCGACCCACTAAAGAGTCCTTCCTCTACCGAAGCATTACAGGCTCAAGTCGACGCATTCATTAGAGATTATATGGATAGCGTTTTAGGTACATTTGAATCAGTCTTCCGTCGTTCTAATCTATTAACTCAGGTAGATTCATTGTCTTCTGCGATACTTAACTCTAAGATGTCAGTTAAGGTACAGCAACGAATTGACCTTGATAGTCAGATTAAAGCAATCGAAGAATCAAAGAATGCGCTGGGTAGACCACTACTATCGTACATAGAAAAAGATCACACAATTAAATTCCCATTCTTGCTTGCAGAACCAGACAAGGATGACCATATAATAAACTCTTCAGTGTTTAAATCAGATGGCAAGAACGTTGTAATCAAAAACCTATTGGGTTCAACTCAATTACAACTATTGGACCTTGATGGCGCAGTCATGATTAATAACATTGGCACATACGATCCAGTGAAGGGAACCATACTACTTAATTCAATACGTATTGACAAGGACGGTTATGTAGGAACTGGTATTCGATTATCAGCAGTGCCTGCGAACCAGATCACAATTAGTCCACTACGTAATTACATCATAACATTAGATGAGAGTGTATCGTCGACTACTGGTTATATAGATGCAGGGGCAACTAGGGTTATACAATAATGTCTAACATATCCAGACAATACAGAAGTGCTCCCAAGTTCTACCAGAGTCAGGTATCTCAGGTATTGCCGGAGTTTTTCGTAGATGAATATCCTAAACTAATTTCGTTTATAGAGAAGTACTACGAGAGCACTGGAGAGGAAGGTAATACTTCTATAACCCAAAAAATTCATAACTTGTTTGATGTGAGAAGTATCTCTAGCACCGAATTAAGTTATTTGGATCAACTGATAGGAGAGATAAGTGACGGACTAGAAACGTCATCATTCTATCAGAGTCCACGGTTGATGGCAAGACTTCTTGTTGACCTTTACCGCGCTAAGGGTACAGGTATCTCAACCGAACAGTTTTTTAAAGCATTTTATGGTGAAGATGTAGAAATAAGTTATCCTAAGAAAAACATCTTCATATTAAATGACAAGCCTGGCGGTTCATTAATTGGACCTCAGTCATTGAGGTATATACAGGACGATAAGAAATACCAGATATTTTCAGTTCTTTTGAAAACAGGTATGTCCTTGAGTGATTATGAAACACTATATACTAAGTTGATACACCCAGCTGGGTTCTACCTTGCTGCCGAAACAGAAACACAATCAGTTGCAAGTGTTGATTTAAAGGCAGGATTAACCGTAGACCCATTAGAAATTCCTAATTATGCTATACTACTTGAAGCAACTGCACTAGGTACACATGTACAACCTACCTATTCTCTACTTACTATGGAAGAGAATGATGCAGTAGATGTTAGAACACAAGCACAAAAGGATGAGGGTTCAGGTATCATTGTAAGTTCTCTAGAGACTTTGGACAGATACGAAAATGTATCTCTGCAACAGTTGGCTGATGATTTCGTAACAGTCGCAGATTGGGCTGGCGTAAGACCACCAACTTTGGATGATGAAGGTTTAGACCTATCTCAAGAATACGAAACCCTAGACGCATCAGACCACACATAACGGAAACCTATAATGTCGAGAAAAATTCTAAATACTGGCGGTTCTGCGAACGACGGAAGTGGTGACACTCTCCGCGAAGCCAGTGAAAAAATAAATCAAAACTTTGAGGAACTATACTCTCAGGTTGATATTGGTGGCGGTGATGGTATCACTCCAGAATTTATCAGCAATCTGGTCGATACCGAAGTTCTGGAAGCCCTTAATGGGGTAGACCCTAGCAAAATTACCGATAATGCTAATGATATTACTAACTTGGATGCACGAGTTTCTAACATCCAAGAAATCATTGACAACACAGACATTGGTGAAAAGGGACCTCAAGGAGACCCAGGCGAACTCGGTCCACAAGGTGGAGTCGGTCTACAGGGGGGAGTTGGTCCACAAGGTGCACAAGGTGAAGTCGGACCACAAGGTACTACGCCAGGCCCAATAGGACCACAAGGTGCAGTCGGACCACAGGGTATAACTGGACTTCAAGGTAACCCAGGCGAAACCGGACCTCAAGGAAATCAAGGTCCGCAGGGTATAACTGGTCTCCAAGGTAATCCTGGCGAGACTGGTCCTCAAGGTGAAACTGGTGCTCAAGGTGAAACTGGTCTTCAGGGTAATCCTGGCGAAACTGGACCTCAAGGAGAGACCGGACCACAAGGTATAATCGGACTTCAGGGTAACCCAGGCGAAACTGGAGCACAGGGTGAACAAGGTCCACAGGGAATCATAGGTCTCCAAGGTAACCCAGGCGAAACTGGACCACAGGGTGAACAAGGTGCTCAAGGTATCATTGGTCTTCAGGGAAATCCTGGCGAGACTGGACCACAAGGGGAGCAAGGTTCTCAGGGTGTTATTGGTCTTCAGGGTAATCCTGGCGAGACTGGTCCGCAAGGTGAAGCTGGACCGCAAGGAATAATTGGTTTACAAGGCAACCCAGGCGAAACTGGAGCACAAGGAGAACAGGGTTCTCAGGGTGTTATTGGTCTTCAAGGTAACCCAGGCGAAACTGGTCCTCAAGGAGAGACTGGATCACAGGGTGCTATTGGTCTCCAAGGTAATCCTGGCGAGACTGGACCTCAAGGTATACAAGGTGTTCAGGGTAATGTAGGCCTACAGGGTAATGTAGGTGAAGTCGGACCACAAGGTAATGCAGGGGCAGTTGGACCACAAGGGGTCCAAGGTAATGTTGGTGAATTAGGACCACAAGGTTCTGCTGGCGCACAAGGTGCTGCTGGAATTCAAGGTAATGTAGGTGAAGTCGGTCCTCAAGGTGAACAAGGTTCTCAAGGTTTCCGTGGTCTCCAAGGTAATGCTGGAGAGCAAGGTGCCACTGGTTCTACTGGTGTAACTGGTGCTACTGGTTTGCAAGGCAATGCTGGTGCAGTTGGTGCACAAGGCGCAGATGGTGCTCAAGGTGCTATTGGTATTCAAGGTAATGTCGGTGAATTAGGACCACAAGGTTCTGCTGGCGCACAAGGTGCTGCTGGAATTCAAGGTAATGTTGGAGATAAAGGTGCTACTGGTGCAGTTGGTGCTCAAGGTGCTGCCGGACTTCAGGGTAATGTTGGAGATAAAGGTGCTACTGGTGATGTTGGTGCTCAAGGTGTTGCCGGACTTCAGGGTAACCCAGGCCCATTAGGTGCAACAGGTGTAACAGGTTCTACAGGTTCTACAGGTGCTGCCGGAGCAACTGGAGCGCAGGGTGGTACTGGACTTCAAGGAGATCCAGGCCCTAAAGGTCCAGCAGGTACTACTCCAGGCCCAGTAGGTCCGCAAGGACTTGAAGGAGACCCAGGCCCTCAAGGTCCAGCGGGTACAACTCCAGGCCCAGTGGGTCCACAAGGTAACCCAGGCGATGCCGGTCCTCAAGGAGCAGATGGAGATACTGGACCACAAGGAGCAGACGGTCCACAAGGTGTCGCTGGTCCACAGGGTCAAGTTGGTAATGTTGGTCCTCAAGGTGCGGATGGAGAAAAAGGTGCACAAGGTGAAACTGGTGCTCAAGGTCTTGTAGGACCTCAAGGTGCTGATGGAGATACTGGACCACAAGGAGCAGATGGTGCTCAAGGTCTGGTTGGTGCCCAAGGTGCTGACGGAGAAAAAGGTGCACAAGGTGAAACTGGTGCACAAGGTCTAGTAGGACCTCAAGGTGCTGATGGAGATACTGGACCACAGGGTGAGCAAGGTCAAACTGGTAACAATGGTCCTCAAGGGGAACAGGGTCCAATTGGTAACCAAGGTGTTAAAGGACAAACTGGTGACAATGGTCCTCAAGGTGCTGATGGAGAGAAAGGTGCACAGGGTGCTGATGGCGCACAAGGTCTAGTAGGACCTCAAGGCGAACAAGGTAATCAGGGTCCAGTAGGTTTCCAAGGAGCGCAAGGTTTAGTTGGTAATCAGGGTGAACAAGGTTCACAGGGAGCAGTTGGTTTCCAAGGTGCCGTTGGTAACAATGGTCCTCAAGGTGAACAAGGTCCAGTTGGTAACCAAGGTATCAAAGGTCAGACGGGTAATAACGGTCCTCAAGGCGGTCAGGGTCCAGTTGGTAACCAAGGTGTTAAAGGTCAAACTGGTGACAATGGTCCTCAAGGGGAACAGGGTCCAGTTGGTGCTCAAGGTGTCAAGGGTCAAACTGGTAATAATGGACCACAGGGTGCTCAAGGTGAAGTCGGTAACCAAGGTGTTAAAGGACAGACAGGTAATAATGGTCCACAGGGCGCTCAAGGTGAAGTCGGTAACCAAGGTGTTAAAGGACAAACTGGTGACAACGGACCACAGGGTGAACAGGGCCCGGTTGGTAATCAGGGCATCAAGGGACAGACTGGTAACAATGGTCCTCAAGGTGGACAAGGACCCGTTGGTAACCAAGGTATAAAAGGACAAACAGGTAACAATGGTCCTCAAGGTGAACAAGGTCCTGTCGGTAATCAGGGCATTAAAGGTCAGACAGGTAATAACGGACCACAGGGTGGACAAGGTCCTGTCGGCAACCAAGGTATCAAGGGACAGACTGGTAATAATGGACCACAAGGAGAACAGGGTCCAATTGGTAATCAGGGAATAAAAGGTCAGACGGGTAATAACGGTCCTCAAGGTGGACAAGGTCCAGTTGGTAATCAGGGTGTTAAAGGTGCAACAGGAGACACAGGTGCACAAGGAGCTAAAGGTAATACTGGTGACCAAGGCGCCCAAGGAAGCAAAGGTAATACTGGTGACCAAGGTGCTCAAGGAAATAAAGGCGCAACAGGAGACACAGGTGCCCAAGGTGTCAAAGGTAACACAGGTGACCAAGGTGCACAAGGAACTAAAGGTGCAACAGGAGACACAGGCGCACAAGGTGTCAAAGGTAATACTGGTGCTGCCGGAGCAACTGGTTCTCAGGGTGAGCAAGGTGGACAAGGTCCAGACGGTCCAATTGGTGTCCAAGGTGGACAAGGTGTTGCCGGTACCCAAGGTGGACAAGGTCCGGTTGGTGGATTTGGTAACGCAGTAATATTTGATACAAACACCACATTCCCTTCTAACGTAAACGCCACAGCGTCTTCACAGATAAGGTCTTTCCGTACTGTTGATACAGTTTTCATTGGTGATGTATACTGGCACATTAATAGTGGACGGGTGTTCCGTGCCACAGTAGATAGAATAGAAACTACTACTAACTCTTCCTTTGATGAGTTGACCAATAACCAAGGATTTTTAGATCTTAGTGGTCTTCTAAATACAGCTACAAGTGGTGCAAGGATGGAATTTGGAGCTGACAATATTTCAATATTCGATGCTGTCAACACCTTCCCAAGAGTTAAGATAGGGGCATTATAACCCCATACAACACAGGTATATTATGTTTACAATTATTGATAATTTCTATGCAGACCCCGATTCAGTTCGGGGTTATGCTTTAAGTCAAACCTTTGATGTGACAGGTAACTATCCTGGCGTAAGAACAGCACCATGTACTAATGACGGTGGTTACGTCGATTCGATGATAGCATCAATGGAACATATTATAGGTAAAACTATAACTTACTTTCCATTAGATGAATACAACACTTCCTTCCAATATACTACCGAAACTTGCAAGACGTGGATTCACCACGATCGAATGCAGTTCGCTGCGGTAATATATCTCACCCCAGATGCGCCTCTAGACTCTGGCACTGCAATCTATAAACATAGACCAACGGGAATCATGAAGCATGAAGATTCCTGTCCAGTCGACTTCAATGAATTTCAGTTGATTGAAGGTGACTGGGATATTGTTGCAGAATCAAAAAATATATACAATAGACTTGTAATATATGATGCAATGTATTATCATAGAAGTGTAGTTCCTGGCTTTGGTACAAATCAATACGACGGTAGATTATTTCAGACGTTCTTCTTCGGAGCAGAATAATGAAATTGATGACAACGTTGCTGACCTCGAATGATGTTCCGAAGTTGGCGAGACTTGTTAAGTCGGTTAATAATGTAATAAAGATAAGCCCAATAGAATGGGAAGTGGTGATCGTTGTA